ACATGAGCGATGAAATCATGGAAGAAACGGTAACTGAGGCCGTAGAGCAGGAAACTGTAGAAACTCAGGACGTTAAGACATTTACGCAAGATGAAGTAGATCGGATAGTGGCTGATCGAATTGCACGCCAACAGCGGCAGTTTGACAAAAAGCTAGAAGGTATTGACCTTAATGAAGTGCGCGAAATTCTTAACCAGCGTGAGCAAGCGCAGGTTGAGGAACAGAAACAGCGCGGTGATTATGAGGCCATCATTAAGCAGATGTCTGACAAGCACAGCGAAAGGGAGCAACAGTTAAAAGGACAGCTAGAGCGCACGTTAGTAGACGGTGCTTTGTTGTCTGCGGCCTCTAGGCTTAACGCTGTTTCGCCCGATCAAGTCAGTGCGTTGTTACGAAGCTCCGTTGCGTTATCTGAAGATAACACCGTGGAAGTATTTGATAAAAACGGGACGCCTAGATACAACGACTCTGGCAATCTGTTATCGGTGGATGAACTGGTATCAGAGTTTTTAACAGCCAATCCGCACTTTGTGAAAGCATCGGCAGGCGGTGCAGGATCAAGCGGCGCGGCTGGAGGGTCTACGAGCAAGCCCTTAAGTTACTCGGAAATGTTAGCTAAAGGCGATGAAGGGATGCGTCTGTTTCGCGAGCAGAAAATGCGTGACGCGGCCCGATAACTTAAGGAAACGTAAAAATGGCAAATGAAACTACTTCAACAACTTTAGACGATCTGTTTGCGAATATTATTCTGCAAGCACGATTCACCGCAGAAGAGCAGTCCATCATGCTTGGTCTGGTTACGCGGTATGACATTGGCAACGTAGCGGGTAAAACCGTACAGGTGCCTAAGTACCCCGCAATCACCGCCGCTGGCCTGACGGAAGGCACGGATATGAGCGCCACAGAGGTATCAACCTCAAGCGTAACCATCTCGGTTGGCGAAGTCGGCGCACAGGTTGTGTTGACCGATCTGGCCGCTATGGGCGCTGGCAACCCTGCCGCAGAGCTTGGCACTGTTTTGGGTAACGCTATTGCTACCAAAATGGATCAAGACCTTATCGCCCTGTTTGACGGCTTTAGCACGTCATTGGGTGCTACGACTCAGGAAATTACCGTTGCTGACATCTTCAACGCGGCATCTCGCTTGAAGGCGGCAAAGGCTCCCGGTCAGTACTCATGCGTCCTGCATCCGTATCAGGCTTACCAGCTTAAGGCCAACATGACCAACACGTTTGCAAACCCCAATGGCGGTGACTTGCAGAATGAGGCTATGCGTACTGGCTTTATCGGTACTGTTGCTGGCGTAAACATTTACGAGTCAGCAAACATCACTGTTGACGGTTCTGGCGATGCCAAGGGCGCTGTATTTGCACCTGAAGCCGTAGCCATTGCTATGAAGCGTGACTTTAACATTGAGACTGAGCGCAACGCATCTCTGCGTGCATTTGAGTTGAACGCTACTGCCGTTTATGGCGTTGGTGAGCTTGACGACTCTTATGGCGTAGAAATGTACTTCGACGCTGGCCTCTAAGGTACTCGCGCCCTTCGGGGCGCTTTCCCTTATGGCTATTGTATATCGTGGTGAGCGGTTTGAGGATTACAACGTTGCAAAACGTACACCTCGGCACCCGTCAAAAAGCCACGCAGTATTAGCAAAGCAAGGCGACAGAATAAAGCTAGTGCGATTCGGCGCACAGGGCGCTAAGACGTACCCGCCTAGAGATGGCGAAAGTGCGCGAGACAAAGCAATGAGAAGGGCGTGGTATGCGCGACACGGCGACAGCTTAAAAGGTGCCACAGTATTCGACGCTATCTACTGGGCCGCTAAGGTGAAATGGTGAACTGATGGCATTTAGCACTGACTACAACTTGCAAGAAATCGTGCCAGACATCCTAGACTTTGGCATTGAAAACTTTATTGACGAACACGCTACGGCACAGGCAGAGCTAACCCGCGAAATCAGAAACAGATGGTGGCATCGTCGCGGTATTGCTGGCGAGATGGACGCAACCAAACTGACTGACAGCCAGTGGACAAAAGCCAACAGCTACCTTGTGCTATGGAAATACGCGCTACCTAAACTAACGAACTGGGTAGACAATGACCGCTTTTTGGAAATGATCGACTTTTACCGTAATCGCTATGGCGAAGAGCTAGAGGCGGTATTTGCCGATGGCGTTGAATACGACACTGACGGTGATGGCTCTGTAGCTGATAGTGAGAAAAAGCCTCTGCCGACTAACAGGCTTGATCGGTAGTGCAGTTTTCTGTAAGCGACAATCTGGGAGACATTCGCAAGCAGTTTGGCAGGTTTACTTTGCGGATGCGGCAGAATCAGAAGCCAGCAATGCTTGCCGCCATATTGCAGGCACGGACAATTATCGCAGAGCGCACGGCTAAAGGCGTCGATGTAAACGGTGCGCCATTTAAGCCGTACACAGCCACATACGCGGCATTTCGTAGCAGACAGGGCAGAACGGTAACGCCTAATCTGATGTTTACCGGCAGGATGCTGGCAAGCATGAAGGTAACGGCAGACTCGCGCAAAGGCGTGCTGTTTTTTAGCCGAAGCGAAGAAGCTAGAAAAGCCGCATTTAATAACAGAACAAGGCGCTTTTTTGACTTGTCTAAGAACGAGCTAAAGCGAATACAGAATGTGTACTTTAGGAGGCTGACCCGTGAGCGTTAGAGAGGATATTGCCGCTAACCTTGTCAGCGTTTTAAAGTCAGCGACTACGCCATCGCGAATTAAGTATGTAACCCGCGACCCGTTTGACTTCGACAAACTTAGCAACGCGCAGTTTCCGGCGGTGCTTGTACGCTCTGCAAACGAAAGCAGAGAGGACAGCTCTATAGCAGGTTCAGCATCGGAACGAATGGCGGTAGCAGAATACGATCTAGTGTGTTTTGTGAAATCTAAAAACATCGACACGGCACGCAATGCCATTATTGAAACTGTCGAAGAGGCGCTAGAGGCTGACCGCACGCGAGGCGGCAAAGCTATTGATACGCAGGTAACAAGCATCGAAGTCGATGACGGTAGTATAGAACCAGTGGGCGGCGTTATAATTACAGCCCAGATTATTTACTTTTTCACTCGCGGCACCACCTAAGAGGAACGCACAATGGCAGTTAAAGCAGGCACTACAGGCGTAGTTAAGGTACACACTACAGACGGGTCTGAAACCGCTGTAGCACACGTCCGATCATTTAGCTTTGATACTACGGCTGACACTATTGAAACTACTGCAATGCACGATAGTAACTCGCATCGCACATACATTACGGGCTTGGAAAGTAGCACGGTATCTATGGAGCTTTATTGGGATACAGACGATACAGCGCAGGCGCTTTTAAACACGCAAGACACGCTGTACTGGGAGCTTTATCCGCACGGTACTGGTAGTGGCGAAACCTATTACAGCGGTGCTGGTATTTGCACGGGCTTAACCGTATCAGCGGCGTTTGATGGCATGGTAGAAGCATCTGCAACTATTCAATGCACAACGGCAGTAGGTAAGTCACTCGTATCTTAAAATTTTTAAGGGGAGGTTATGGGATTAGCAAAAGAGTTACGAAGTAGGCGCTCGGTAGACCGCCGCAAGATAAGCGTAGCGGCATGGGGCGTGTCAGCAGATGAGCCGTTTGAGATGTATTGCAGGCCGATAACCTGTTACGACTTAAACGAATTGCAGAAGCGGCACCCTAAAGTGCTAGAAGCGCCCACGGTGGCGTCGATGGTTGATCTCATCGTAATGAAAGCTGAAGATGAGGGCGGCGATAAGCTATTCACTGCGGCAGATGATCGCATGGATTTGATGGGCGAAGAAACAACCGTTATATCGGCTATCGCTGAAGAAATGTTTGCTCAGATTCAGCCAGTAGAGGTTGCGGAAAAAAACTTCTAGCCGATCCGCTAAGGCTTAACGTTGTTGCGTTGGCTGATCGGTTACACAAAACGATTGAGGAAGTAGAGCAGATTTCGGTAACGGAGTTATACGAATGGCTCGCCTTCTTTAAGATAATGAGCGAGAAAGATGGCGGCTGAAACCTTACCGATTAGCATAACGATCAGGGCGCTTGACAGCAGTAAGGCCGCATTGCGTGGCGTTGCTGACTCGCTTAAGGCCGTAACCGCCGCCGCCTTTAGTATGAGAGGTGCGCTAGTTGCGGCAGGTGCCGCCGCTGGTATGGGCTTGCTTATACGGCAGTCTGTCAACGCTACAGATGCGCTGGCTAAGACTGCAAGCAGAATCGGCACTACGACTAGAGAACTGCAAAAGCTACAGTTTGCCAGCGAAATATCTGGCCTCAACATCCAGCAAGCTAATATGGCGCTACAGCGGTTCTCGCGTAGAGCCGCAGAAGCCGCCAGAGGCACAGGCGAAGCACAAGGCGTAATTAGAGAGCTAGGGCTTGACGCTAGAGAGCTAGCAGAAGCGCCGCTATCTGAAGCCATGCTGATGCTTGCCGATGCCTTTGAGAACGTAGAAGGCGGTACACAGCAGTTACGCATTGCGTTCAAGCTATTCGACAGCGAAGGCGCTGGCATGGTGACTATGCTGAACCAAGGTTCAGAGGCCATGCGTGAGCTATTCCAAGAGGCAGAGGCGCTAGGCTTTTTGCTGTCAGCTAACGCTGTCGCAGGCGTCGAAGAAACGCAAGACGCATTTACAAAACTCGGATATGTGCTAGCAGGGCTACGCGATCAATTTGTTGCGGTATTAGCGCCAGCAATCACGCATTTAACCGATATGCTGACAGGCTTTATTGCGGCAAACTCTGACGCGCAAGGCAGTCTAGAGACATTTGCGCGAAATACAATTGCAGACTTTTTGGTCGGCCTGTCAAACATTACAGATGGCGTTTACATAGTTACTCGCGCAATATCTGACTTTGGCAATAAAATCATAGAGTTTATTAACCACATCATTACAGGTCTTAACAGTATTGAGCTGTTTGGCCTAAACCTAGAAACCATAGACCACACGTTTGGTGCGCTATCGCTAACAGTTGACGGGTATACCAATGCCCTAATTGCGATGGCTGGTGCTGTGCGCGAAGGGACTAACGCGCAGGCTGGCTTAAACGATGAGTTAGCAGAAACGCCTACCTTGTTCCAAAACATTGCAAGCGCCATGCAAATGGCTATTGACGCAATGCCTACGCTTGACCAGCTTATAACTAATTTTACTCGCGGTGCCATGAGTACGTTCACGCAGGCGTTTACAGATGCGGTAACAGGCGCTAAGAGTTTTGCAGATGCGGTTAAAGATATGGCGCGGAGTGTAATTAACTCGCTGATTAAAATGCTCGTGCAGTATTACATTACCAAGCCGCTATTCGATGCCATTACAAGTTTCGTAGGCGGCATAGGCGGCGGTGGCTCTGCGCCAGCGGGAAGGGCTGTAGGTGGCCCTGTGTCGGCTGGCAGACCCTACATAGTAGGTGAGAATGGCCCAGAGCTTTTTGTGCCGTCAGGAGGCGGTCAGGTGGTTCCCAATGGGCGCATGGGCGGTGGCGCTACTGTAAATCAAACGATCAACATTTCTACAGGCGTAGCGCAGACAGTACGCGCTGAAGTCCTTAACCTTATGCCGCAGATTGCAGAGAGTGCAAAAGCGGCGGTAGCTGATTCGCGCATGAGAGGCGGCGGCTACAGTAAAGCATTGATGGGTGCATAATGGCTTCATTACCCTATGCGGTGGGCATTCAAAGTATGACGATGCGGCTTGTGTCTGCTACGGCAATGACGCAATCTGTATTTACCTTTGACCAGCAGGTATTCGCGCATCAAGGCGTGAGATGGGAAGCAGAAGTAACTCTGCCGCCTATGAATCACTCGCAAGCTAGAGCATACACGGCTTTCTTCGCGAGTCTGCGCGGCATGAAAGAAACGTTTACGATGTACAACCCGTTGCATAATGTTACGGCTACAGGAACTATTACGGGATCGGTAGGCGATACAAACGTAACGCTGTCGAGCGTATCGGGTAGCTATACATTGGGAGATCACTTTGAGGTTAATAATCGCCTCTACATGATTACCAGTGTGCCTAGCTCAAATAATTTTGACATTATGCCGCCATTGCGTGACAACTTAACGAGCGCGGCAGTAGACTTTTCTAATCCTGTTGGCACATGGCGTCTAGCGTCTAATGACATAGGATGGTCTATAGCGGAGCGAAACCTATATAGTTTTTCCTTTGCCTGTGTGGAAGCAATCTAATGGCTACGAGTCGCGGGTTAAGTGTAGATATGGCGGCAATGTCGCTAGCCGATGTTGTCCAGCCAGTCATTTTTGTAGAAGCCTATTTCGACTCAAACATTCCCAATAGCTACTTATTTCTTTGGAATGGTATTGGCGATCTAACGTATGCGTCTAAGGATTACATAGGCGCTGGCAATCTGTTGTCCATATCAACTGTTTCAGAAAGCGTTGATCTTAGAGCATCAGGAATAACCGTAATGTTAAGCGGCATTTCTGATCCTTTGCTATCTAAGGCGCAGGATGAGGATTACCAAGGCAGAGACTTGATTGTGAAGCTAGGCGGCTTTGACTCTAGCGGCAATATCATTGCATCGCCCGTAACTATCTTTGCTGGCTTTATGGACACAATGACCATTAAGGATGGCGGCGATACAGCGACGATTGCGGTAACTGCTGAAAACAAGCTGATTGAGTTTGAGAAAACGCGAGTGCGTAGATACACCGATAACGATCAGCGCATAGAACATCCTAACGATGATGGCTTAGAGTATGTTTCGCAGATTCAAGAAAAAGAAATTGTATGGGGCGATAAAAACGCTAATCCGATTTATTACGACAGCCAGCCAACCAGACCATACCCAGACTTCCACCCGTAGGGGAAAGCTATGGATTTTGCACATGAGGCATACGCCAACGTCAAAGACGAAATTAAACCTTTGCTTGAACAGCATTGGAAAGAAATTGCACTACATCAAGATGAGATCAAGCTAGAGCCTAATTGGAACGCCTATGCGCAGATGGCATCGGTAGGCTCATTGCGTGTGTACACGGCCAGAAAAAACGGCGAGCTAGTCGGATATTTCGTTGTATTTGTTATGCCTAGTCTGCACTACCGCAGATTCATGTTTGCTAATAATGACATTCTGTTTTTAAAAAAGTCAGAGCGCAAAGGCACTGCTGGCATCAAGCTAATCAAGTTTGCCGTAGAGTCGCTACAGGCAGAAAACGTTAAGCTAATTAACGTCAACGTCAAAAAGAAACAAGACTTTGGCCCGATACTTGAGCGGCTTGGCTTCGAACACGTCGAAGATCACTGGCAACTGAAGGCTAACTAATGGCTATTGCCGCTATTGCAGGACTTGCTACCGTTGGCGGCGCTATGGCGGCGGCAGGAACGTTTGCCATTGGCTTTGCGGCGGCCGCTACAGCGTTCGCTATCGGCGCAGGGCTGTCTGTTATTTCTAGGGCGTTAATGCCTAAGCCTGATTTCGGCGCAATGATGCAGGGCGTCACTGGCACAGTCAGAGAGGCAACCGCGTCACGCAAAGTTATCTACGGCAAAGTGCGCGTTGGTGGCGCAGTCGTATTTATCGCCAACTCCAATCAGAACAAAGACCTTTATCTAGTCATCTGTTTTGCCTGTCACGAAATCGAAAGTTTTGAGGCGGTTTATTTTAATGACAAGAAGGTATGGGAAAACGGCAGTTTTATAGGCGATTGGGGAAGTTACGCAAATTTTGGGTTCCACAAAGGCGCCCAAACAACTTCCGACAACGTGCTAACCG